ACCCAGGCAATGATTTGCCATCGTGGTTGATTTGCTGTTGCGCGATCCAAGGTCCAGGTGTGTGTTTCATGGTTGTATTCTCCAGAGAGTTAATAAACGCAGATACCGCGAGAGTAATAAGAGGATGCATCGGCACCTTGCGGAACATCGCCAGGACGCAGGATGTAGAGTGCAGCGCCACGCGGGTCTGTCTGGATGTAATAGGACAATGCTTCCATCGGCGTCATCTTGTCGCCCGTCATATGGGTTAAACGTGCCTTGTTGCACGTATCAACAATGCGAGCCAAGCGTTTTTTAGCGCCTGTTTCCCTGTCTGGAATCGGATAACGGCGCATGGTCATCGAATTAAGCCAGTAGGTTTTGCCGGTGGTTTCGTCGCGCTCGATACACCCGTTATTGATGCCGCATTCGCGCTCATGCCAACGGCGCAGGGTCATGGAGATACGGCGCAGGGATTCGGCTTCATTCTGGGTGAAGCCGAGTGATTCAAGGGCCCACAAGATGCGGGTTTGTTCTTCGCGTTGCCGTTTGGTTGACATGGTTTGCTCCTAAGGGTTGATTGACTGACGCCTACTAAGTAGCAAACGCCGTGCCAAGTATCAGGCACAGCAAAACAGGGCAAAACCTTAACAAAAGGGCAGAATCTGGGCATCGAAGCGACAAAAGTGTCAGGCTGGGGCAGACAAAAGTGTCAGGGGACAGACAAAAGTGTCGGAGATAGTGCTAAGATATGACGCATGGGGCTATGCATCCGGCCTTGGCGACGCGAACCCTCAGCGGTAGCCGATAAACAGCGACACGAGCGGAATAGACGGTCCGCGCTGATAAACAAGGGAAGGGCAGCAACACGCATTGCTGAATGAACCCGTGAGACACGGATGCCTAAACACGTTATGACAAAGACTGAACTGGTCCATATCAACAGAGACACCATCCTTCAGCGATTGGCACAAGGCGAACTGGTGTCAACAATCGCTAGAGACCTAGGATGCTCCAGGCAGCTGATAAGCAATGAGCTTGCCCAGGATGTGCAGTATCAACAGGCATTCTTCGAAGCGCTCGATGCGAGACTGGACAAGGCAGACGAGGCGATAGAACAGGCGCAGGACACTTTGTCACTCGCACGCGCACGCGAACAAGCCAGTATGGCTCGATGGAGAGCTGAGCGACTGAACAGCGCACGCTACGGGCAGCGTCCAAGCGTAGCCATACAGGTCAACACCGGCAGCGCCATCACCGATGCTGAGCTCGCCAAGATCGTCAGGGAGGGGGGGTGAGGGCCAGTGCAGCCACTACCCCCGGGTTGTTTCCGAATGGGGGGTACCTCCGCCACCAAAATGAAGAACATAATCCCACACTCACGCAATGGGTAAATTAACCAAAGAGCAGGCTGCTGGGGTGTTGCTGGACAGGCGGGAGTGCCGTCGCAGTCTGGTGAAGTTTGCTAGTCGGGTTCCTGTACCGGGTAGTCCTATGAAGGATGGGGATGGGCGGATACCGTTGATTGAGACTGAGCAGGCTGAGCATCACAAGTTGATCTTGTCTGAGATGCAGAAGTGCATGGAGACACCTCATGGGAGGTTGATGATCCTTGCCCCTCCGGGTAGTGCCAAGTCAACGTATGCTGCTGTGGTGGCTCCTACGTGGTATTTGGGGTTACAGCCTGATCGTCGGGTTATCTTGGCGTCTTATGGGGATGACTTGGCTAGGCGGCATGGACGTCGGACACGGCAATTGTTGAAGTCTCCGGAGGTAATTGGGATACTCCAGACTACATTGCAGGAGGATAGTCGGGCTGCTGATGAGTTTGGGCTGACCAATGGTTCTGAGTACATTGCCTGTGGCATTATGGGTGGTGTTACTGGAAATAGAGCGCATGGGATCATCATTGACGACCCTGTGAAGGGTAGGGAGCAGGCTGATTCTGATGTTCTGAGAAGCCGGACATGGGAGGCTTATCAGGATGACCTGATGACTCGTTTGATTCCTGGTGGATGGGTGGTTATCATCAACACCCGATGGCACGAGGACGATTTGTCAGGTCGAATCTTGCCTGCGGATTGGGCTGGTGAATCTGGGGATATTGAATGCCGGGACGGGAATACTTGGCATGTAGTGTGCTTGCAGGCTGAGTGTGAGACTGAATCCGACCCACTTGGAAGAAAGATTGGGGAGATGCTCTGGCCGGATTGGTTCAACCAGAAGCATTGGGAGCAGTACAGACTGAATCGAAGGACTTGGTCGAGTCTGTACCAACAGAGACCGGCTCCAGATGAGGGTATTTTGTTCCGGCGTGAGGATATGGCGACTTATGAGAAGTTGCCTGAGAACCTGAGAATCGTCGGTGCTTCGGACTACGCTGTTACACCGGATGGTGGGGATTGGACTGAACACGGAGTGGCGGGGATTGCTCCTGACGGGACGATTTACCTGATTGACTGGTGGAGAGGAAGAACCGGACCTGAAATCTGGATTGAACGTCAGATTGACCTGATGGTCAGACACAGACCGATTGCTTGGTTTGGCGAAACCGGCCCCATCAGAAGGGCGACAGAGGGCAGGTTGAGGCAGAGAATGATTGACCGACAGGCTAATTGCCGGGTTGAGTGGTTACCTCTTGTGACGAACAAAGAGGCCCGTGCAACTTCGATTATCTCTACCTCTGGGATGGGTAGGTTATTGTGGCCTCGGGCGGCTTGGGTTGGGGAATTGCAGTTTGGTATTTCCTGCTGGTTCGCCGGATGACGGGGTTGATACACTTTCCCTAATCGGTCGTGGTTCGGATACACTCGGCAGACCTAGACCTAAAATCAGCAAGCCCATAAGGGAACAAATCTCTCACTGGATGGCAGCATGAACAAGATACTCGAACAGGCTAAAGAACGCTGGAAAGAAGCGAAAGAGGCTCTGTTTGAGCAGCACTCCAGAATGCGGGAGGATTTGAATTTCTCCAATCCCGCTGATCCTAAGCAATGGGATGAAACCGCGATGACGACCCGAAAAGGGCGTCCGTGTCTGACTTTTGACCGTACAAACCAATTTATCGCCCAAGTCGTCAACGACGCTCGGCAGAATAAGCCGTCGATTCATGTCCTGCCTGCTGACTCCGGTGCGGATATTGAGGTTGCGAATAAGCTCAATGGGGTAATAAAGCACATCGAATACAGTTCACGTGCTTCGATTGCCTACGACACCGCCATTGAAAACGCCGCCAGGTGCGGTTTGGGGTGGATGCGGGTGGTTCCGGTCATCCTCCGTCCTGAAACCAACGAGCAGGAAATCAGAATCCAGCGGGTTCATGACGTTTTTTCGGTATCTCTAGACCCCAACAGCACGGAACCCGATGGCTCTGATGCCATGTGGGGCCACGTTGAGACTACGCTGACAAAACGTGCCTTTGAGAAGATGTTTCCCAAGGCAAAACTTGATTCCTGGGACTCCGATGGGTGGTTTACCGAGGAAGGTATCAGGATTTGCGAAGAATTCCTTATCGAAACCAAGTCCGAGAACCGTATTGCACTGGTTGACGGTTCGATTATCTCCGAAGATGAATACGCCGGTCAGGAAATCTCTGGCACGTTTGTTGCTAAGGTGCGAAAACAGAAATGGAGAAAGTTCTCCGGCTGTGAAGTCCTTGAGGAAACCGAGTTCCCGAGTATTTACGTACCCCTTATCCCGGTTATTGGGTACGAGGTCTGGATTGACGACAAGCGTTATATCTGCGGGATGACCCGTCGATTGATGGATTCACAAAGGGCTTACAACTACGAGCGTAGTGCCTTCATTGAATCCGTCGCTCTACAACCCAAAGCCCCGTATCTCGCCGCCATTGAAGCTGTAGAGGGTAACGAGGATGAATGGCAGAAACTGAACTCGGGGAATCCTTCCTATCTCCCGTTCAACGCCTACGACGACCAAGGTAGGCTTATTCCAACCCCCATGAGGCAACAACCGCCTAGTTTCCCCGTAGCGTTTGCTCAGGGTGGACAGATGGCGACCGCCGACATGGAATCCTCGATTGGGATGTTCAAGGCGAACCTTGGACAGACCAGCAACGAGAGGTCTGGTAAGGCGATTCTTGCCCGACAAAAAGAGGGCGATACCGCCAATTTCCACTACACCGACAACATGGCTCGTTCCATCGAGCATCTTGGACGGATTGTGGTGGACATGATTCCGAAGATTTACGATACCCAGAGACAAGCCAGAATCATCGGGGAAGATGACAAGTTCGGATTCGTCCAGATCGACCCCAACGGCCCTCCGGTCAGGAAAGACGGACGGAAAGTGGTGGCTATCAACCCGAGTATCGGGCACTACGATGTTCGGGTAAAGGCTGGCCCCAGTTTCTCCACCTTGAGGATGGAATCATCCGAGGCGTTAGGACAACTGTTGCAACACGCACCCGATTTGATGCCTATTCTTGGTGATGTGTGGGTGAAGATGCAGGATTGGCCCGAAGCGGATAAGGTCGCCCAACGTCTGAAAGCCATGCTGCCGCCTCAACTGAAAGCCCTTGAGGAACCGGAAGAAGGCGAAGATCAATCGGTACAGATTGCCCAACCCAGCAGATTCAGGCGATGGAGCAAGCCGGTATCAAACTGCAAGAGGATTTGAAAGCCTGCCAGGAGGACTTGCAGAAACTTCAGTCGCAACTGATGAAAGAGCAAGCCGACAGGATGAAGGCCGAGATTGAGGCACAACGAGCCGAAGCTATGCTTGATGTATCCGAAGCTGAAAAGCAAGCACTCACTAACGTGCAAGCCAAGGCAGAATCGAGTGCTCCACAGAATCAATCGATTCCTCAACAGCAACAGCCCATGATCATGCCTGACGTCAATGGTCAGTTAGCGGGGGCTATTGGGCCTGCTCTGGAAGGTATTGCCCAATCGTCCGAGGGTACGAGTGTTGCGATTCAGCAGATGGCTGAAATGCAGGCTAGTTTGGCGCAGGCGATCGCTTCCAATCAGCAACAATTGATGGAACTCATGGCGATGGTGAACCAACCAAAGCAGTCGGTTGTGAAGATCGAAAAGCAAAAAGACGGTTCATTCGTTGGAACAAAGGTTGAACAGTAATGGCTGTCTCTCACGTTTTAAGCAACGCCGCCGGTAACTTCACCGGCACGATCACGGGATTCAACTCCCAAGGTTCCACCACGACCATCGCTGCGACCAACCTTGTGCGACCACAGGATTGGAACAGCGTCCACAACTTCTACCAGACCATCACCGGCAACACCGCAGGGCAAAGCACGGCAAGCGGCACGAATCTTGTCATCGGTGGAACGGAAGGCATCACTGTCAGCCTGAGTACCGGAGCAGGCGCAGCTACGCTGTGGATTGACGCAGATCGTGCTGTATCGACGCTGTATCCCTATCAACCCGCATCTACGGTCAGTCAGACCAACGGCGCGATTGGGGTGACCACCGCTTCGATTTGGGTGTTCCCGCTGCAAGTACAAGAACCCGTCGCCTTCAACGCGGCGCAGTTCCACTTCAGTGCTTCTTTGGCGACAACGAACGCTGCCTGTACGCAAGCGATCACCCATCAGTACGGCATCTACACGCAGAACGGCGCTTCGCTGTCTCGCCTTTCCTCGTCAAGCTATTCGATGGGGCTCACGCAGTCGAGCATCTCAGGGACGCTGTCTTACCCAACATCCACGGGAACTGGTGGGTATGGGTACGGCACGACCACATGGGCGGCAACGGCAACCGCGCAGTCACTCGTCGGTACGGTCGGGCAGCGTGTGGTGCATCACCAGTTCGGCAACACGATGGAACTGCGACCCGGCCAGTACTGGTACGCGTTTCACCAGAGGCAGGGCACCACGGGGGCGGCGGCGGGGTTGTCCACGGCCATGATCGCCAACGTCATGTACCCGTTCAACAACGTGGGCTTCATTGGTTCATCGACTGCGGCGTTTACCACCAATGCATCCTTGGGTGTGCGTCCTTTCGGTGTGTTCACCTCGACCAACTCGGCGGGGCACAGCGGGACTGCGCTGATTGACGGACTTGCCTATTCTGGATTCGCAAACACCATCAGCAACATGGCACTTGTAGGGTTCCTGTCCACATGAAACCAGAACTGGTCAGTTATGACTTCGGCAGGCATAACGCCATGCTTGATTGGTCGATCAAGCGGATGGCCGAATCGTCGCAATGGAAGCGCAATCGTGTGGTGGTCATCCTCCCGGCGTCGAACCAGATCAGTACCAAGGTGGCGTTGTCGCACTGGAACCTCATCTTCCCGCCGAACAACGGCGTCCACCGGATGGTTGCGCTTGGTCAGGAAGTCGGCGATGCGTACACCAACGCAGTTCAGTCGATCATCGACCACCCTGAACTGAGCCAGTGGGAATACATCCTGACGGTGGAGCATGACAACGTGCCCCCTCCAGACGGGCTTGTGAAGCTCATCGAGAGCATGGACAAGCACCCGGAGTATTCGTGCATCGGTGGACTTTACTGGACGAAGGGTGAGGGTGGTGTGCCGCAGATTTGGGGCGACCCGAAAGACCCGCTGCTGAACTACCGGCCACAACCGCCCAAGCTGGGTGAGGTGGTGGAGTGCAATGGAACTGGGATGGGCTTCAACCTCTGGCGTATGTCAATGTTCAAGGACGAGCGACTGCGCAAGCCGTGGTTCAAGACGCTGAACGGCTCAGAGGGACAAGGGGTCGGAACGCAAGATCTCTACGCTTGGAACGATTTCAAGCAGAACGGGTATCGGTGCGCGGTGGACTGCCGCGTACTGGTTGGTCACTATGACGCTCAACAGGACATGATGTGGTGACCGGACGACTCGCAACGGGTGCCTTTGCTGCTTGGCTTGATAGCGGCAGTATGTACGCGGTTGAGTTTCATCGCTGGCGCGGCTTTGACTGGCGTAGTGCGCAACTTCCGCACGGCAAAGAGTCAACCGTCGTTGTCTGGTTTGTGACTTTTCATTTGGAGCCTCAGTGACATGGTGAAACTTGACCTTGGTTGCGGGAAGAACAAAAAAGAGGGTTTCATCGGCGTTGACTCGCGCCCGTTTGAGGGTGTGGATTTAGTCTGCGACTTGACCGGCAAATGGCCGTGGGAAGATGATTCGGTGGACGAGGTGAACGCCTCGCACGTTGTCGAACACCTCAAGCCTGCCGAGCGCATCCACTTCGCCAACGAACTGCATAGGGTGTTGAAGAAGGGTGGACGGGCATTCATCGCCACGCCCCATTTCGCTTCAGTCCGTGCCTATGGCGACCTGACCCACGAATGGCCCCCGGTTGTCTCATTCTGGTACTTGTACCTGAACGCAGAGTGGCGCAAGACCAACGCCCCGCACAACGACCAGTACACCTGTGATTTTGACCACGGCTACGGATTTGGACTGCATCCATCCGTGCAGGCAAGGAATCAGGAGTACCAGAACTATGCGGTCATCCATTTGCTTGAGGGTGCCCAAGACCTTCATGTAACCCTGACGAAACGCTGATGTTCCAAAGTGACTTTGTACAACAAGACGCCTTCCAGATCGGAGAGGCTGGCGGCGGTGCGTCTGCTGATGTTCCGAACACGGCACAACTAAGCACGATTGAAATGGGTCAAGTTGCCATTACTGCCGCAGGTCTTGGCGGGGTCATTCAGGAGTAACCATGCGAATCCCTAGCGGCAAGACTGATGTATTGATCTATTTCGTGGCTGTGGACAGCACAGACCTCAAGACCCGCGAGACAGGTCTTACAGGGTTCACGGTCTATCGCTCACGCAATGGCGGCGCGGCTACTGTCTACACGACTCCAACCGTCGCTGAACTTAGCGCGGCGAATATGCCGGGGGTCTATGCTCTGACTGTGGACGAGGACACGACCATTGCAGCGGGTAGCGACTCAGAAGAATACGTAGTCCACATCACCCAAGCCGCGATGGCCCCGGTGACGCGCACCATCGAACTGTACCGGCGCGACACCACCTCCGGGCAGACTCTGACTGTCACCAGCGGCGGCGTGACGTTGGCGGATGGTGTAAGCCACGGCGGCACGCTGGGCAGCAGCACGGCGACGTTGGCGCTGAGTCGGGCAAGCATAGTGAGTCAGTCTGCGAACACCAACGCACTGACAGTCACCGGCAACGGCACGGGTCACGGGCTGGCGGCATCGTCTGGTTCTGGCGCGACGGGCGACGGTATCAATGCTGTGTCTGCTGCGACCAACGGCAACGGCTTTGCTACTTCCGGCAATGGCAACGGCG